TCTTTGAAGGCTATATGTGGAATACCTACAGCATCCTGTTCAAAAATATCTCTAGAAGTAGACATATAAAAGTAGGAGTATGTTCTGTCTTCAATGCCTGGAGAGGGGTTGCTTGTATTTAACGTGACATCAGTGCCAGCGGTAAGAATGCTTCCTCCTCCTTTAACTACCACAGTAGCATCAGTGAAAGTTGAAGAACCGCTTGGGTTTACTTTATCAAGTAAAACAATTGCTCTGCTGTCCGCCGAAAAACCTCCAAGAAAGTCTGGAGTGCTTGAAAATACAGTATCAATTGTAGCAGTTACCAAAGAAGTGTGTGTACTGCTTCCTGAATTGTAAGATATCGTTACTTGTCTACCAGGGGGGATTTGATTTATTGCGTTTTGAGATGCTGTGGATGTTGCAAAAACTCTTCGATTAGAGTCATTCTCGGTTAATGTAAAAGTGCCTGGAATAGAATAATCCATCCCCTGCGCTGAACCAGATGTTAAGCTTAAAACTGGAGCACTTGAATCAAACGGAAAGGAGCTTCTTATGTTTTCCCATCTATTTAAATATCCAGCAGGTTTCCCACGACAAGTTATTTCTGTGATGGCTGAATCTTCATCAATGGTATGTCTAAAACCATAAACAGCTAAGAATTGATCTACATCGTAATGATCTGAGTTAGCTTCAAACTTATAATAATCCCCGTTCTCAATGGGCCAGAAAAAAGGCATCTCAATCTCTTGAATTATTTCAGGGTCTTTCAAGTCTGAAATCAAAGCTTTACCTAATCGTCTTGCTTCTTCTAAAGTGTTTATTAATCCAAGAGCGCCCCCGTTACCGCCAATACGGACAGATCTTTTACCATACTTAGCAATTGAATCTGTGTCAGACACATCTACAAAATTCTCATTATGAGTTTCAATTTCATTGCCAGTGAAATATCTTTCACTGTAATGAACTCTAACGTTATTTCTAATCCGAGCCTGACTTATTGAAGCACTGGTTATGTCATAGTAAACACTTGGAGAAAAAGTGAAGTCTACATTACTTGTTACACGATCTCTCTTGGGGCAGGTAAGCATTGGAACAAAGGCACCATTCTGCGTAGCATCAACTGCTCCCCCTTGACTTCCAAAAGGTGTAGTTACATTGTCATTCCACTTAAAAGAAAAAGTCCATCCAATCTCTTCAGCGAATCGAACACACATATCCATCAGGGTTTTATCAAGAGCATCTATGGTTGAATTAGGTATGAATCCAGGACGCTCATCAAGAGTAAATGTTTTACCTGATTCAGCTGAACCTACTGGAGATATGTCTTGAACTGTTAGAGATGTATCACTAGCAATTGTATCTACAATTGTATTAAAAGTTCCTCCAGAATATGCAATACCGATCTGGGCTCCTGCGTATAACTCACTTGTAAATTTTGTACCCGATCCTACAATAGTATTAGGAGTGGCCCCTCCAGAAGCAGGAACCGTTACTGTTCCTGTTGTTGATGCGGCTGTTTCAAAACTAGAATTTGGAAGACTACTTGAGTCACCACTGGGTGTATATAAATAGTGATCTATATTGCCATGAGAAAAAACAGCTGAGGGTGTTGCAGAAGTATAATCAAAACCATCATTTTGAGATGATAGTAAATTTTGAATAATAGCGTGAAGGCCAAGAGTAGATCTGGTCAGCTTTCTTACTGTAACACCTCCATCAGTATCTTTAGAGGGAAGATGAGGGTTTACTACTATTCTTTGAGTCGTATTATCATAAATTAAGTTGTCGAGGGTTCCTCCAGTTGGAAAACCAAGTGCCTCAACTGTTGTTGTAAATTCTTCGTTTTGAAATTCTTCAACCTCTGCATTTGCGCTGTACCGAACTACAATGGTATCACCAACTCTTAATTCATTATGAACATCATTAGAACCGGTTCCATCTAAAGCTCCTATAGTATCTATTTCAAACGTCCCTGAAACATTTTCAGAGGTTGTGTCGTTTCCATATAAAATAGGATCTCCAGCAGTGTTTGTAAGATTGTGCTGATAGATTAAAAAATCTTGATATTTAGCTGATAGGTCCCGACACTTAACTGTTATTGTATCGGTGCCCCAATCAATCTCATCAATGTAACCTCTGAAGACTTCATTGTAATCAGTGGTCAAAGCAGTGATTTGATCCATGGGCAGAACAGCCACTTCAATAATTAATTTTCTGTTAATGTCTACAGGAGCTATTGTGTAACCCTGAGAATCTTTATTGGTAGGGGTGCTTGTAATTAAAGGAACTAACGTTAGGTTATCAATTCTTCTGTGTAGTTCAATCTCAGCGTCAAGACCGTTTGAATCAATATCACCCCCGTAGTCAACTGATTTAATCCAGTTGTATCCTTGGTAGTCAGAAAGATCTACAATTTGAGAACCAGATTTAATTCTAAGTGTTCTTCCTGATTCACCACTGGCAGCTGCATCAACCATCGTGGCAGTTGTATCATTTGTAATAGATGCGATAGTTGTTTCTAAGTTACCGGCATCGTTTAACTGAATGACACTACCTACGGATAATTCTTCAGTAAACTTTGTGCTAGCGCCAGTTAAAGTGACATTGCTAAATGTTCGAACTGTTCCAGATATTTGCCTGTTCGTATTAGTAAAGTTACCATTATATGGACCCCCGTCTCCATCCGTACCGTAAGCGCCTGTTGAAGTATCAATTCGAACACGAACATGAACAGATCTATTTGCAGATTGAAGAATAGATGTTTCTGATGATGATAGTGTTCTCATTACGTTTCCGTTAAATCAAATGTTAATGTTTGTTTTACTCTTCCACCTAGATGGGTGAGTTTTCTTTCCACTACATTGCCCCGAACATTTACTATCGTATCTCTTGTTAAATCCCCATCCATTTTCAATATGGGGTGCTGCCCAACGTTCTGACCAAAGTTATACCAGCCAGTAATAAGGCTAGAGGTTGCTGCGTAAGGTAAGATCTGGAAGTCATCCATCTTGTTATTCCAATCTTCTCCGTTTGACCCTCCACTCGCTATAACCCATTCATTCCATGCGGAGGGTGTTGGAGTATGTGCTGTCGTTGCAAATGCTTGTAGCACTGCATTGACATACATATATTGGTTGTACTCACCAGATTCAGCATTGCGCCTTACAACAAAAGTCAGCATCTTAAAGTTACCGTCAAAGGGATCTGCGATTTGTAAATGACTTGTGTTGTTTGTCCCACTTGAAGCATCAGAAGCTGATACTTTAAAATTTAGTTTACCGTCAGTTGTTCGATAAGCACGAGCACTGTTCTTATATGTTGCAGCACCATCCGAAAAATTGAAAATATACTGCAATGAACCGGGGTCAGTTGCCGAAGGGTTAGTCCATAGATTAATTGTTAAATCTTGATTAGCTTTGACTGACCCAATACCCAAGTCATAATTTTCACCACCATTTGAAACAGTCCCTGACTTACCAGTAAAACCTGTAGGTACTGTAGAGCTGTATGCAATGGTAACAGAACCAGAAGCGTCTGATCCTTTAGACGTTGCAGTGATATCATCAAAAGTTAGAATATCTCCATCACCATTGATAAGACCCTCAAAAGCCAAAGCTTCCATCTCAGTGAGAGGCGTAGTCGTAAAATTATATGTTCTTTTGCTGTAAACAGTATCTACGATGTACCCGCCGTTTATAGTTCTTGTTCTGGATGTACGCTCTAAAATATTTCTAGAAGCGTTATCAACCGTGATAGGGACAGTCACACCATTCAATCTTAGAAAAGCCATTACACTTCCTCCAAGATAATACTTAGAATCTGCGTATTGTTTGAGCTACCAGTAAATACATACTGTACTTCAGTTATGTGTCCTATGAATTCTGTAGTAAGCGTATCATCCTGAATGACATCTCCATCGACATAAACTTTGGGCAAAGAGGACATAGATTTACCCATACCGTACCAAGCTGAAACAATAGAAGAAGTTGCAGCGTATGGCACAACCATCAACTCATCTATAAAACCGGGCCAAGTTGAATCAGCATCTCCGTTGTTGCCAACCTTGAATGTAGTGATATTAGATAAGGTAGGTGCTGATGTTGACGGTGCCCCTGTTGATGCAACAGAGCTACCATTAAAATAAATCTCTTTGTATTTTTCTGAGCCTTCAGGATTATGTCTAAGAACTGCCGTAACCATATGAAAGTTACCAAGACCTGTCCAAGGGTTGGTTGAGTATGTTATGGTTCCAGAAGAGCCGCTATTACTTCTTGTAAAAAATTGAATATCGTTTGCGCTATCTCCTCGCATAAGTCTTATGACGTTGTTGTTGCTTGCGTCTTCAGCGATTAGAATATAATCATCATGACCAGCAGGGTTTGCAGAAGCATTAGATATCCAAGCATTGATTGTTAAATCAGTCATGCCTGATAAAATCTCTGTAGGGTACGTCAGTGTTGTATGAGGGTCTAAAGACCCTGAACCAAACTTAACATTAGTTGTCTCTTTGTTAGTGCTTGTCCCTACCGTTAAGGGAAGAAAACCTTTTACTGTGTTTAAGTAAGCAGGGAATCTACCATCACTTATACTGCCAGAAGTTGTTCCATCAAATGACCAGTGATCTCCGTCGCCTCGAACAAGACCTTCAAGAGCTTTAGCGTCTTGCTCAGATAAAGGAGGGGTGCTGAAGGATATTGTTCTTTTACGATTCATCCGCACACTGACAGAGGTACCATCATAACTCTGACGAGTTTCGCCAATCTCTTTATTGGCAATTGTTAAAGTATCAATAGCAACTGGAACAGTGTAGCCATTGATTCTAAGCGTTGCCATTACTTAGCCCCCATAAGACCTCTGCCACCCGGAGTTCCAGATCTGGCCATTGAACGCCACTCTTGAGCGTTAGTCAGTTTCTTCATGAAATCTTTAACATCAGTGACTTTAACAACCATGTTATTAATAACAACCGTTGTACCGTTAGCAGCTACCATGCCTTTAGGGATTACCATCTCGCCAGGGGTAAGCATAGCCGGAACTGAGTCCTGATTACCGGAACCTGGAACTATACCCCCATTTGCAAAGTGATGAACTTGTCCACCATGTGCCATACCTTGTGGACCACTACCCCCTCCAAGAATATCTACCACCTCTGTAAGATCTGAAAGAGCACTTCTAAAAGCTATTAGATTTAATTTAATTGCATCAGGTAAACCGGCGACTCCCACCATAGCTCTGTTTAATTCTCTAAAGCTTTCTGTGGTGTCATCAACTTCAGAATTGGCGTTCTTCATACCATCAAAAAAAGTATGAAAGGCTCCTTGAATATCTATAATCTCTAAACCTGCTCCAAAAATATTTAGAATACTTGCAATAACGTTGTAAATTCCAGCGATGACACTAAAAGCAATTAACATAGTAAGGCCAACAGCATACAAAACTGGTTTTAAATGAAATTCTATAATTTGTCCGAGAAGTTTAAACACGGGGGTAAGGGCCGTAAATATTTGTACTAATGGAACCAACGTATTTAAAAAAGGTGTCATGACCTCCGATACTATACTAAAGACACCATCCAATGATTCTAGTAAATTTGCCATGCCTTCAGATCCAAACACTAAATCTGCTATCACCGACATTAAGGCTGCTATAGGGCCACCTGTTTTAAATGCTTGCATAGCATTTTGAATCGTGCCTCCTACTTTTCCAAGCTGATTCATAAGCTCTTGACCTAAACCCTCGTAGAACTTTTTAATGTCTTGTAACTGCTTATCTTTGGCTTTTATAAGACCATCTATGTAGTCTGTGTTGGCATCGATTTCAGCTTTCCTGGTTTTAGAGTTCTGATCTGTTCTAAAGATAAGCTCTTTAGTGTGATCTTGTTGAATCTTATGAGCAGCCGCTATGCCTGACTCTTTTGCCATCCCAAAAGCTTCTTTAACTGATTTAAAAACCATGTCTGTTGTCAAAGCAGTTCCATCTGCTTCAGACTTTAAATTCGTTAACATGGTTGAAAATATGCTTTTGAGAGTTGCGTCTACATCTAAATCTAACTCTGTCCCTTCAAGGACAGCCAACATTAGCTTATCCTCAAACAGAACCATCGCATCTTTAAACAACTTTTCAGGGTCAATCTTAGCAGCAATATCAGCTGCACGCTTTCTAGCACCTTCTTCTCTACGGTCTTCGCCACGTCTTCCAGGCTTGCCTCCAGTTGCACCTGGAGCTACTAACTGAGCAGCAAGTCCTGTTCTTTTTGGGGTAAAGTCTCCACTTTGAATTTTACCAAAACCTTGAATTTGTCTAATAACATCTCTTATGGATTCAGCCATATCCGCAGCAAAACTTGCAACGTCTTTAAGGATTGGTAGAAAAACATCACCTAGCTCTTTACCAAGTGCTGTAATCCCCTGCTTCATTCTGGCAGCTTGTACTGTAAATGAATCTCGGATTGTTCCGGCTTGATCATCAATCGCACCGGACGTTGATTCAACTACCTTTTGAAAAGCTTCAAACTTATCAACGTTTCTTGTTAGTGCTGTTACTGCACGCGCTGAGTTTCTGTTGAAAATCTCAAACGAATCAGCAGTAGACATATTAGCATCTTTAAGCTGACCCAATATGTTACTGAGAGGAAGCATATCACCCGCAGCATCATGGGTAATAATACCTAACTGAAATAACTTCTTTCTCGCTTGGTCTGTCGGTTTAGACAAATCCATAATCATAGCTTGAAGCGCACGACCCGCTAGACCTGCTTCAAGACCAGTTTCACCAAGCAAAGATAACGCGGTAGTTACGTCAGAAAATTCTAAGCCTGCTGTTTCTGCAATAGCACCCGTAAACTTAAAACCTTCACCAAGACTTTGAATAGATACGTTTGCATTTGCAGCTGCCGTTGCAAGCATGTCAGCAATAACAGGTAACTCTTCCAGGCTTAAGCCAAAAGACTTTAACATCCTTACTGAAATGTTAGCTGCTTCAGATACGGACATACCTGATGCTGTTGCTAAGTCTGCAACAGTTTGAAGTTGAGGACCAATCTCTCCAGCAGCAAAACCTGCTCGACCTAGAACCTCAGAAGCTTTGATAAGCTGACTGTTGGATAATCCTGTGGCAGAAGCTACATCAAGAATTATTGATTGTAGATTAGCAAGCTCTCCACCCGTATCAGATGTAATTGCTTTAACAGTTTGAAACTCAGCTTCAAATTGTTTAGCAGCTTGGAAAGATCCAACAACAGCGGTCTTCAATACCCTAAACACACCCTGTAAAGCGATAAGACCTGCAAGTATAGGCCCAATAGCTTTTAAAAGAGCAAATAAACCTGTCTTTAAAAAGTCTAGACCTTTTGCTGTGCCCCCTGCTGCCATACCGCCCGTTATTACAGCAGGTAATAAACTACCCCCGCCTCCACCTGTTGTAGCAGGAGTAGTGGGAGATCTTTTAACTATTGCAGTGGGTTCGCTTGCAGCTCGACCTTGACCCCCGCTACGAAGAGGCACTAGCGCTTGACTCTTTTTAACTCTTTGAGTGGACTTAGATAATTGATCGTAAGCTTTTCGCAGCTGCATTACAGCAACTTTATGAGCTGTTGATCCCTTCTTACCTGCTTTATTTAAACGTTTTAAATTTAACTCAAGAGCTTTTATCTGAGGAGTTAAGTTTTGATCGTAACCTCTTGAAAGCTCTTTGATGTTTTTAAGGCTTTGTGTCTTCCAGTTTTTGCCAGCACTTAAAGCCTTTTTAAAACCTGCAAGTAAATCTTTAACATCTGGTTTAAGACCAACGGTTAAGTTGGCTATTCGGGTTTCTGCCATTTCTTACCCTTACCTTCTCTCCAAAAAGAATCTTGGTCCCGTTTTTCAGCATTGGCCTCTAGTTCTCTTAGAACTTCAGCACCAGATGAAGGTTTAGCGGCAGTCTTCTTTCCTCTTAGTTTATCGGGGGTAACTCTCTTACCCTTCTTGGTCCAAGGGGATACAGATATGGATGCGTGCCAAGCTATCATATCCATATGAAGATCGAGCCTGTCGTGATAGCCTAACCAATAAAGGTTAAACTCACTCAGAGTCATCTCCCAAAACTCATGAGGTTTTAATCCTGCTTGGGCTGCTCTTCTGAGGAGGAGAGCCCAGTCGATTTTCCCTCGTCTTCCTCATCTTCTGAATCAACCAATATCGCTTTAGCGCCAGGAATTGATTCAGCTAGAGCAGTAAAAACATTTGTTACCAACTCCGCTAAATCCCCTTCGAAATCATCAAGCCACGACCCCACTTTATTAGGAGTAAGCTTTTTGTTTTCATGCAGAAGACCCACAAACAACGCATCCCGAAGTAATCTGATACCAACTGATTCTTCATCCATCAGCTTCATGATTCCTTTACCTGAAAGGTCTTCAAGCTGCGCTATTTGATTTGTTCGGAAACGAACAGTTCTTGTTTTGTTTCCAATATAAACTTCTACTTCACCACGATTAGAATTTGCACTCATTTTTTTTTGCCCCGGTTAGTTAGTTAATTAAACTACAAAATCATAAGTTGTGACAGTATCGACTCTCAACGAAGCATCAACACGTTGAACTTCTTCTTCGCCAGTTGAGTAAGAAATACTTGTTACAAAACATTTCCCCTCAAGATAAGTGTTACTGCTATCCATTTTGATAAGAAAGTCTAAGATACCTCCAGCAAGATCGCTAGATGCATCTGCGCCTGAAGTGTTTGACCAACTCTGAATAACATCTTTTTGTGCAGCATCACCCGTGTCAAAAATAAACGAGATGTCCATAGTCATGTCTCGATTACCTTTTACATACGAACGAAGACCTGCGTCATCAAATGTAGTTGTATCAATTTCTCCAGCATTAAGACTGAATGAAAAGTCAGTAAGCTTTGCAAGCTTTACTGGTGTTTGACCATTTCTGGCAATTTTAAATTCCGTAGATCTTCCTAAAATTGGATCTGCCATTGTTTATCTCCTACTTAGTAAGCGTTAAATTTATAGACCACTCATGGTGGCCAGTGTCATCTGTTCCAATGTATATCGGTTCAGATGTGTTAGATCTTGATTCTACATAACTTGCTGTTGGTGGTCCCATGTCAACTACAGCCAATACACTTTCAGCTAATGAAAGACCCCCTGAAAAATCGTTCTTATCAGACCTTACCAAAACCTGAACCGTAGGTCTTGATAAACCTCCTTTTGAACCACCATCAAGAAATGCTTCTTTAGGTAAACCCCCAGTGCCTCTTACAAACACAGCTGTATGGGGAATACCGGAACCCGTTGAAACTTTCTTTACGGGACCAGCGAAGCAGTTCGTTCCTAAAGTGAGACTGCCAATGCTAGATGCTATGAATGTTGCAACATCAAGCTGGGTGGACATTATCCATACCTTTTCGTTTTAAGGGAACTAACCTTAGTTCCCCTTTCAGCATGTTTAGTGATCCCTTTTTTAAGACGCCTGTTCATTCCTGGTATTGCAGCCTGAACAGGTCTTTCAAGATATTTAGACTTACTTGAATGTTCTTCATGTTGTCTTAAAGCATACTCAGTATTATAGCTTAAAGATGATTCAGGTCTTTTTACTGTTCTAGGCGGTTTGACCAAAGCAGACCCTTTAAGTCTTCCTGTATCTACAGGTACAAGCTTTTGGCTTTTATCCATAATCTTTACAGCTTCATCAAAAAGAGCACAAGCTACGGCGCGTTCTAGCTGTTTTGAACTTATGTCCAAATTCTTTTTCATTCTTTCAAAGCCACTTACATTTCCAGAAAATAAGTGTGCGCTTAAACCTGAAACTCTTTTCTTAACAGGGGTATCCCCTATCATTGTCCCAAATATTTTAAACTTAGCCATCAGACTCTTCCTCTGGCTCAGGAGCAGGATCTATCTCAGTCTCTGCAATAGGAGGCTCAACTACGTTCTTAGACTTTTTCTTCTTTTTCTTAGGTGCAGGCTTAGGTGGATTCTCTTCACCTTCTTCTGCATACACAGCTACGCCAGATTCTACGATCCGCTTGGCGTCTTTTTCGTTAATGTCATAAACATGATCTTTGACGTGCTTTGATTCGGTTCTGGCATGGTTAGACATTTGATAACTTGTTTCTAACATTTTAATTTTCATATCAAAGAACCGTCCTATAAAAATCTACGTTACCTTTTTCGTCAAAGAACTTAGCCACCTCTCTCGGCACATGGCCAAGGTTAGCGGTGTCAGCACTATCACCAGGGAGGAAAACACGGTCAGTGATTTTAATCTCACTTTCCGTAATCACGACAATTGATTGTCGCTCTTCCATACCTGTCGTGGTTTCAAATACATCAGTCTTATTCTCTACACGAGCTGACATAGATGAAGCACTTCCGAATGTCGGATCGCCGTAATTATTACGACTGGTTGCTGATCTAACGTTGATAGTTAAACTCAGCTGCTTCTTTAACTGCGCGTCCATTATGAGCGATTGTACTCGTTCTCTTCATCGAGAACAATTCGATCGTCTTGCCCAACTTTAAAGTTAGGTTGGACATCATCTGTACGCTGATTGAGAGAATCTTTACCTGAGATAGTAAGGCCACCCGCAAAGACTTCGACTTCACGGTTGACCTTACTTCTCAGTAAAGAAGCTCTTTTTTCATACGCAGCGGCACGCTGACTAGCTCTTACGCTAAGGGCTCCATTCTTTGTATCTGCTTCTCTGGCGAACTTAGATGCAATCATCTCGCACGCGGTAGCAGCTGCTTGAATCACTTTGGACTCAAGTGTCAGAATGTAATCTACCTCTGCATCAGAAAGCAGTTGATCTGAACTATCTGTGTCTCCACAAAAGAATCGAACTGCTTCCCGATTTGAGTTAGCTGGGTCGCCCCCGTAGGTAAAAGCCATAATCAGTTACCTATTAAGAGTCAGTATCAGTAAAGAAAAAGCCCAATGATGAAGAAATCATCTTCTGATCATAAGACATTTCCATCTCGATACGATCTGCGCGTAAGTGATCCATACGGAACCGGCTTACACGCTGACCCTCATTGGAACCCTGATAACCTGACCACGTAAAAGTGTAACCAAGACTTGGTTGCATCAATGATGGCGTTGATGGAGCATAAGCTAGGAGAGCATTGTTTGCTCCATAAATACGCGAGTAAGATGCAGTTGCACCTTCGTTCGCTGTATTTCTAATAGCCCGTGCTACCATAACTTCTTCAAGGCCAAGCAAAGAAGCAAGAAGTTGCTCAGTTACAACACCTTGCTGAGTGTACTTGATACGATCAAGAACATCAGCGTTGTTCTTCAGATCTGTAAAAGCTTGAACACCGCAAACAAGTTTGTTTGGTCGGTATCCAGTCAACGCTTCTACGGCATCCATTTTTTCTTGGATAAGTGTAATCGCGGTAGATGCATCAAACTTTACAGGAGTTGTTGTATCGTCATTTACATCATTTGTGTAAGCAGATGCTGTGAAGAACGTTGAAGCCCAATCAAGCTCACGCTTAAGCATCATGTGCTGAGTAAGGAACTCAACCGCATCGCGGTTCATATCCAAAGGCGCATCTGCGTTTGCACGAGTTTGGTCTGCAATATCTTTGTGAAGTGCAATGACATCACAGCTGTAAGTGTCTGTACTGAGATTGTACCCAGAACCAGCTGACTCAGTACCTGGACCACGAAGTTTTGCATCGGTACGGAAGAAGTCATCTTGAGTATACTTAAAAAATTTATCAGTTTGTTTTGCAACCGGTACTGTTGGGAATACACGGTCTGCAACAAAGTTAGTCATATCATTCTTGAATCCAACACTAAGGTTGGTCAAGGGGGCGTCTACATGAACGTCACCACTAGTTGGATTTGGCATTTCTCAGTCCTCCTTATGCTCCGCGTGCCGGTGACGCGCAGTTGATTACAGCTGTTCCAATTTCACCCGCGCCGCCGGTGGCGGTAAGCATGGTTCCACAGAGAAACTCACTGGTATCGGTACCTGGGATTTTCTTATCTGCCTGACCATCGGCACTAGGACCAATCAGGTTGTTTTCATCAAGTGCCGCATCAGAGACAATCTTTGAAACTCCCATGACCAAAACGCTTGCGGCCTGACCACTTGCGCTTGGCTTGTTTTGCAAAACTCCGATTGGACGGTCTGTTGCTGCATTACATGCACCAACTTTTCCATTGGAATCTACCTCAACAAAATGATACTGTTTTGAAGACAAGTCAGCGTTCGCTTCTAGCGTAATAACGACTGATCCCTTGCTATTATCGTAAGCCATTTTAAAATCTCCTTGTTATTTTCCCTGAACGTATTCAGCGTAAAGGCGACGACCTTCTTCTGACTTAAGAACTGCGTCATAAGCCTTAGCGAAAGATACACCTGGATTATCGTTTGAGAACTGAGTTGCCATCTGCTCAAGCTGTGCTTCAGGGCTCTTTCCAGATCCTGCATCTTGAGTAGTAACACCAGCTTCTGCAAATACTTCGCTCTTAGCAAGAACTTGACTCATGGTCTTAAGAAGACCTTCAATCTTTCCTGCCATCTCAGCATCATGTGCATTCAAGCTCTTGAGCATTGGCCCAAGCTCATCAGCACCATGACCTGGAATATTACCGAACTCAGCTTGCGCCTTTGCGATATACTCTTTGGTCAGACGCTCATCACGCTCTGCCTTCAGTACAGCTTCAAGCTCTTCAGCCTTCTTCACTGCTTCTTCATTTGCTTTCCAGAGATCTTCAACCTGTGCGCGTACTTCTTCTGGAACACTCGCTAGATTCAGATCGTCCTGGGAAGTTTCTTCTTGGACAATCTCTTGTTCCATTGAGGGTTCCTCCATTTCAGGTTTGTTAAAGTCCAACAGTTCAGCAAGAGACACAAGCGCCTCACGCATTCCTGTTTCATCCTTGTAAGCCTGCACCAATCTCATCGCCCCGATGAGACTATGCCGCGCATCTTCAGAAAGATCTTTTTCAACAAGAGATTCAATTACCTCTGCCTCTTGCTCTAAAGGAACTTCCAAAATGTCTTTGACTACATCGTTCATAGTTTCCGCTTTCATAATTGCGAACATCCGTTTGTTAGCTCCCTTATCAACCAAGGAAACTTCAACTGTGTTCAAGTCAACGAGCGTGTTTACAGTTTCTTCCATCCTCGCACCTATCCTGCATGGGAAGACCAACAAATTAAAAATGATGCTTTGAATCAGCGATGAAGTGGCTTTAAATCAGCCTAAAGGAATATTAAATTCCAACACTTGAATTCTAAAGAATAATTAAATTAACGTCAAGTTAACTATTCATTATATCTGATTTCCTAATCAGTGGGCTGATTAAGAGGGCTATCAACCCCCTCAATCTGTGTCATTGGTTTGGGTTGCATTGAAAGATAATTGATTTTTGGTAAATCCTTTTTCTCTCTTGCGACACGACGACCATAGCCACCAATACTAAACCCAGTAATATCGCCCCGACGAACTGCCTCATATTCGTCTTCGCCAAGTTTGACTCCCATTACCCAGGTCCCTGAAGTAATGTAGTCATTACCAAAGGGAATCCTGTATGAATTGTGATTCTCCCCGGATATAGCTTTCCGATAATCTTCATCGGATGGATAGTGGACGATATAAGACTCCACCACTTTTGCATTAGCCAGCATAGAATGCTGACGACCAATTGTGCGACTGCTGTTTAAATATTTGTGAGCTGTTTCTTCAATCTCATTAACAGGGACCATGTCTCCATGAGCATCTTCCGAGTCAGGAGATAACACTGCGGAATATACAATCTTCTTTTTATGATGACTCTTGCTAATCGAAACAGTAAATGACTCATCTTCAATATCGGTAATATAACGATACATAGACTTAATCTTCCTAGATACTTCACCAGAATCGCCATGACGGCGCAAAGCAGCAGGATGCGGAAGGGTATGGGTGGCTCTACTATCAAGATATTCTTTTGCAACACGACCTAATGCCACCGTAATTGTATGAGTGTTTGATGATTCACCGTAAGCTTTTCCATACTCCTCAATGTCCATAATCTGAACATCGTCTTTCTCAAGACCCATTGGTTCTAAATAACTGTATTTGAAAATCTCGCCATCCGGTCCCACTAGATACTCCTTACGAGCTTTCTCAAGTGGTGTAGGTTCTGCAACTACAAATAGAATATCCGATTTACCCACAAGCCTTGCCATTTGATCCCCCTCACCCAGCGTTATTCCTCGGCGTCTCATTTCTTTATAAATTAGTCTAGCGGCTTGAAGCATTCCCATGCGCTTCTCACCTTTTGTATTACCCATCGCATACCACTGCTTCAGACGTTTCCACATCATTCTAAGTTCGTGGTCTTTCAAAGCACCAACAACTTTTTTGTTGATATCGTATAGTCTGATCTGAGGACCGCCACGTTGACTGCCCTCAGACTTCTTCTTAGCTTCTTCCCTGTTAACGACTGATTCTGACCAACGTTTGCCAGCATCACCTCCCCAAAGGAGATGAGCAATAAATCCAGTGGTGGGATTAGAATCACTTCCCCAACGACGACCCTTAGAATCAGGCCCTGCTTTTCTATCTCTACGATGACGGCTAAAGTATGACTTCATACGTTTAACTGTTGAGTAAGATACTTTACCGCTAATCAAGTCAGAAGCTCGGGTAACACCAGAACCAATTCCAAGCTTACCCGCCTCTTGAGGACTCAAACCCCCACGACCAAACTTTCGACGAAGTCTCAATCCTCGACGAGCTGCGGAACGAACATCCTGGGGAACTGTGAAAGATTCCTCTTTTTCTGTATGCTCCTCAATGACCTCTACCTCTAATATCCGAGTCGCATTTTTATGAGGAACGAAACCAGATGGACCGTTAGGCATCAGCTTCACACCACCATTTTCTTCCATCATCCAGTGATAACCTTCAGGAGCTGGAACCTTGATTGTATGAGCTTTGGTCAAACTCTTCTTCGTAGACCTTGGGTGACCCTTCGGAAGCAAGTCATTGTCAGTCACATACTTTGGATTCGTAGGTCTGCCAGACGCCAACAACTTCAAGAAAGCATTCACACGTGCAACGGCCCACTGCGTTCTGCTTGTCACACTGGGACGATGAGATGTAGAAAAAGCTCCAGCTCCTCTACGGAACACAGCCTTAAGCTGACCAAGTGTTGCCCGTTTTGAAGGGGTATCACCATACTTCTCGTTGTGAGCTTTGACCTTATTCTCTAGCGTCTTAATATTTGCCGCACTTAGTGTGATATTACCACCAGTCCCACGGGCAGAACCCGGCTTGTTCCTTGTGCTGCCTCTTCGACGCTCACTCGGTTTAGCCGGAGTTTTAGGGTCATCTTTCTTTTTGTAAGTTGGCTTTTTGCCCTTCACACGGTTGTATTCAGATTCTGTTTTACAAGGATAGAACATCCCATTCTTGGTATGAACACCCTGACAACCAATGTTTCTTGCTACAGCCAAAGCTTGTTCACGAGTCTTGTACGGCATCCGGTTCCTCCTCGGTGTCTTCAATTAGACCCATTTCTTGTCCCATATCCCCATCAGCATCCCGCGCATTAGGATCTGCCTTCGGTAATCTGCTCATCGCTCTGAGATGATCTTCAATCTGCTTGTCCGGTGTAATCAAGCCTGCCATCACCATACGGCTCAAGAAGTTAGACATCTCTTCAAGATGAGGCGTATCTACCGGAGATGTGCTGATGGTTGACCAGTTCTCTTGCTTGAACTCAGGGTTTAGCTCAAACAACTTGTTCACCGCGAAGCGGTTAATGACACTGGTGATGTTGTTTACCAAGTTGCCCAGTGACATCTGAAACATCTTCAGCTTGTTGCTAACCAGTCCGTGACTTGAACCACCATCTGCCCCAAGAGTTACGAACTCTGTAAAGGTAGACATTGCGATTCTAGTTTCGTAACGCTTAACAACTTCATCCGTATTAATCTGACGAGTTCCACCAGTGCTTAACAAGTCTAGCTTGAATCCAGTTGGACGACCTTCAGGGTCTGTCTCACTCGGCATCAAGATACCCGCTCGCTCATCGCGGCGAATCTGCTGAATGAGGTTTTCCAAATCCCCTCGCAAAGATACATCACCTGCGTCAGCATCTGTCGCAAGAATGCGGGGTGGGACTTGCATAACTGGAAGCCCAGCTAAGTCACGCTCAATACCAATCGCCTCAATCTCCTGAATGCGACGAAGGAAATACCAAGACCGGTAGGCGTTACGCAGAATGCTACGCCCCTGCGGATTGTTCCGGGTTGTTCTAGTTCTAAACAACATAGACTTTTGAATCGGAACAAAATGTTGTGTGAAGTCAGGAAGCCCAGACTGGTACATCCCTCGGATCCCTCCATCCGAATCAATCTCCCATCTGTCCAGAGTTTCCTGACCTCGGGGAGCGAACTTGCGCCACCCAATTCTATTATCATTGAAGCGACTGTTTTTAGTGGGATCGTCGCTCTTCCCACCCCGGATTTTATAGAGGATTTCAAAGTAACTAAATCCGTAGACCAACATAGTCATGACCTCGCTTACGAAGTCATCCCAGGTGTTGGTCATGTCGTCTAAACACTCCTCAAGAAACTTAGCAGCTTCCAAAGCTTCAGGTGAATCATTGGCGGGTTTGACATGC